GGCATCTATAACTTCGGTGATGGTATGTCAACAGCTCAGTCCGAAGCTCTGGGTACATCTGGCAACACTGCATTCCCAGAAATGGCATTCAGCGTTGAGAAGGTCACTGTAACTGCTAAGAGCCGTGCTCTGAAAGCTGAGTACACCCTGGAACTGGCACAAGACCTGAAAGCAATTCATGGTCTGGATGCTGAAACCGAACTGTCGAACATTCTGTCTACCGAAATTCTGGCAGAAATCAACCGTGAAGTTGTTCGTACCATCAGCGTTACCGCTGAAAGAGGTGCTACCGAAGGTACAACCACTGCTGGTGTGTTCGACCTTGACACCGACTCGAATGGTCGTTGGTCCGTTGAGAAGTTCAAAGGTCTGATGTTCCAAATCGAGCGCGAAGCTAACCAAATTGCGAAGGGTACCCGTAGAGGGAAAGGTAACATCATCATCTGCTCGTCCGATGTTGCATCGGCTCTGCAAATGGCTGGTGTTCTGGATTACACCCCAGCTCTGAACAGCAACCAACTGAACGTTGATGATACAGGCAACACCTTCGCTGGTGTCCTGAATGGTCGTCTGCGTGTCTACATCGATCCATATGCAACTGGCAACTACATGGTTGTTGGTTACAAAGGTGCCTCGGCATTCGATGCTGGTCTGTTCTACTGCCCATACGTTCCGCTGCAAATGGTCCGTGCCGTTGATCCTTCGAGCTTTGCTCCTAAGATCGGCTTCAAGACCCGTTACGGTATCGTTGCTAACCCATTTGCACAAGGCACCACAGATGGTCTGGGCGCTCTTGTCGTGGACAGCAACAAGTACTACCGCCGTGTCCTTGTTCGCAACCTGATGTAATTAAAACAATAACAGGTGTTGTAACATTCAGAGGGAGCAGAAATGCTCCCTCTTTTTGCACTTGACAAATCTAAAAATCCTGGTATAATTGGGATGTTCTCCTTCATATATTATGGTTCTATGTATATTATGAGATACTAAATACTGTATAACATAAGGAATCATATATGAGTCTAGTTAATAACCAACCCGTCAATAATAACTTTCTATCACCACTTGGCTACAAGTTTCATATTGATAGAATGCCAACGTTTAATTTCTTTGTACAGGCTGTTAAAGTACCAAATATTAACCTACCAGCAGCCTTGCAGACCACTCCATTCTCTGTCATGCCGTTCCCTGGTGATCACCTACAGTTTGGTGTTCTAGATGTTATATTCAAGATGGACGAAGCATTACTTACCTACACAGAGATCTTCGACTGGATGCAAGCCCTTGGCTTCCCAGAACAGTACGAACAATACCGTGCTGGTACGATTCCTACCAATTCATCTACAGGTAAAAGAAACACAGTTTCAGATGCTTCTTTGACAGTCCTGTCTTCTGCGATGAATCCGATATTCATCTACAAGTTCCGTAATCTGTTCCCAACCTCAATTGGTTCTTTCAACTTCGATACCCGTGATTCTGAAGTAACTTACATCACTTGCGAAGTTCAATTCAAGTTTGGTTTCATGACCGTTTCAAGAGACCCACAAGAATACGGGGCTTGATTATATCATAGAAATATGTTATAATCAAATCTTTGGGAATCGCTATGCGTATTGATGAAATTCAAGCACTTTGGGAAGCAGACGCTAACATAGACCGCATGGAACTTGGTAATGAAGCTATCAAGATTCCTAAGCTGCACTCGAAGTATTACAAGATCTATATCGATGAACGTCTTGCCTTGCGTAAGGCACAGGCTGATTATAAGGTCTTGCTCAAAGATAAGCAAGTCTACTACATGGGTGGTATGGACAAAGCAGAACTTGACGAGCGTGGATGGGAACAAAACCCTATACGAGTTCTGAAAGCCGACCTACCAACCTATATTGATGCAGACCCAGATATTATCAAACAAGCCCTGAAGATCGGATATCAGCAAGAGAAGGTAGACTTCCTGGAAAGTGTTATCAAGACTCTGCGTGAAAGGGGTTTCAATATCAAGTCTGCTATCGAGTGGGCGAGGTTCCAAGTTGGTGGTTAATGAGTGATTTGGTAAAGCTAGAACATTACAGTGAAACGTTTTTGAGGGTTCGATGTGAACCCTCTATCATGTATGAAATGTGCGATGCCTTCACCTTCATGGTTCCTGGGGCTAAGTTCTCACCGAAATACAAAAACAAGATATGGGACGGCAAGATACGCCTACTCAACACCACGACAGGCTTGATATATCGCGGTCTGGTCGATAGCATTGTACGCTTCTGTGATGATAAAGAATACCCCGTCATAGTGGATCCCTTGTTCGCAGCAGACGAGTTCTCGCTACACGAATTGGAACAACTGGTAGAAAGTCTGAAGCTTCCATTCAAACCGCACGACTATCAGCTCGATGGTGTGGTTCATGCGATAAGAAACAAGAGAAGTCTTTTGATTTCGCCTACTGCTTCTGGTAAGTCGCTGATGATCTATCTGATCACCAGACACTACCGCAAGAAGACACTGATCGTAGTACCATCGATATCCCTGGTTCACCAGCTCTACTCTGACTTTGCTGAGTATGGATTTGATTCTGAAAAGTATGTCCATAAGGTCTATCAGGGACAAGACAAAGTAACCGACAAACCCGTGGTCATTACCACATGGCAGTCTATTGTTGATATGCCGAAGAAGTGGTTTGAGTCTTACGATGTTGTCATTGGTGACGAGGCGCATAACTTTAAAGCCAAGTCGCTGGTTAGTATCATGTCGAAAATGGAAAACATCGGATACCGTTTTGGCTTTACGGGTACGCTGGATGGTACACAGACCAACAAGCTGGTGCTGGAAGGGTTGTTTGGTAAGATGAATCAGGTGATCACCACTGCCGAAATGATCGACCAGAAACACGCATCAGACTTCATCATCAAAGCTATTGTGCTTCTGTACAAAGAAGAAGAAAGAAAAGTTGTTGCCAAAATGACCTACCCGCAAGAGATGGACTTTTTGATCGCAAATGCAGCACGAAATAAGTTCATCAAAAACCTGACGCTTTCTTTGAAAGGTAATACACTTTTGCTGTTCCAATTTGTAGACAAACACGGCAAAATACTGTATAATATGATAAAAGAAGAAGCTGAAGCGCAGGGGCGTAAAGTGTTCTTTATTCATGGTGGTGTTGCTGGTGATGAGCGTGAAGCTATTCGCCATATTGTCATGAAAGAAAAGAATGCAATTATCATCGCATCATTCGGAACAATGTCTACGGGTACAAACATTCCGAACCTGGACGATGTTATATTTGCAAGTCCTTCGAAAGGCAAGATTAGAAACCTACAGTCTATTGGTCGTGTGTTGCGTAAGGCAGATGGTAAGACCATCGCCACACTCTATGACATTGCAGACGATCTTGCCTGGAACGATAAAAAGAACTATACGCTGCTGCACTTTGTCGAGCGAATGAACATCTACGCACAAGAGCAGTTTGAATACAAAACATACACAGTGAAAATAACATGAAGCTATGGGTTATCAAGACAAATAATATAGAGATTATCTGCGAGATCGTCAAGCGTGGATTATTCTCTATCGCAGTTAAAAACCCAGTTCGTATCCTGGACACAGCTGCTACAGGGAAACTATCTCTTGGATATACTGTCTATAGTCCATTCACTACCAATGAAAATATCTCTATAAATAGGATGAACATTGTCTCAATCAGTGAACTCAAAGGTCAGCATGTTGAGTTCTATAACAAGACAGTCACCCTACTAAACACCCTAGTTATCCCAGAGCTTGATGGGGAAATCGGGAAGTTTGCAATAGAAATAGACCAAGCCATGAAACGTTTTGCTGATCGAAAGGAGTATCTTGAAGATGATGCTGACAGCGATGTGGTGATAGTTAATAACAAAAAACCACCTAGGAATAAGCTTAATTGAGTACACATTACGTAGATAATAAAAAAATGTATGAGGCGATTGTAGAGCACAAAAAAGCAGTCAAGGCTGCTTTAGATGCTGGAGAAAAACCGCCTAGAATACCAGAGTATGTTGGAAGTTGCTTTTTGATGATCGCTAAAAACGTAGTCAAGAAGCCTAACTTCTACAACTATCCATTCAAGGAAGAAATGGTTTCTGATGGAATAGAAAACTGCTGTATGTATTTTCACAACTTCGATCCGAATAAGACCCAGAACCCATTCTCTTATTTCACGACAATTATCTGGTACGCATTCCTTAGAAGAATCCAGAAAGAAAAGAAACAGCTTTACATGAAGCAAAAGTTGTTCGAGCATTCCGTCACATTCAACGAGATGTTCGATGTGTCCGACCAGGACATGGATGAAGGTATCACAATTGCCTTCACTACAAGCAGCGATAAGATGAATGATTTTACAACAACCTACGAAGCCTGGATGAAGAAAAAGCACCGTAGACGAGAACGCCAAGTTGACGCACTAGAAGACAGCGCAACCGAAGCACATTTTGAATTAGAGGATTTAATAGATGGAACAGAGATCGAACCACCAGATTCCTGGGATGATACAGGACTGGGCGAAACAGGCAACGAATCG